ATTTCTTCGTCTTCGTCGTCTTCGTCGTGCATTACTTTCTGGTCCATGTCTTCGTCTTCGTCGTCGTCGTCGTCGTCCTCGTCGACCATGTCCTCTTCGTCTTCGTCTTCGTCGTCTCCGTACATTTCTTTCATTTTCATGGGGTTCTTCTTCTTTTTCTTTCCATGAGTGGCTCCTGGCATCATTGTGCCGTCTGGCATCATGTGCATGGCGTCGTCGTCGTCGTCACCCATTTCGTGAGCGGCCTTCATTTGGATAGGCATTGCGCCACACTTTGCGCAAACTTTTGCGCCTGGAACGTATCCACACTCAGCGCCAGCGTTCTTGGGACACTTCAATACAGAGCCGTCTGTGTCAATCTTGACCACTGCGTTCTTGTCGTAATCCATTGTAAAGGCTCCTTATGTTTTGCGAGACGACAATATCACAAGAAGCCGCCTCACGATGTATTTATTGAAATTCGTTTTCACAAATTATACTTCACATACTTATTGGTGGGTGATATGTATTCCAAATCTCTTGTCAGTCCGAGGGTGGACCAGTTTTGTCTATAAATGTTGACATCGCTGCTGAAGAAAGTGCTTCAAGCAATTCGGCGAATATTTCTCCACGGCTTCCTGCTGTTCCACCCCTGCCAGCGGTCATTTGTCTATCGATAACAGACATTACGGCATCGAGAATTTTGTCTGCTTCATCTGCGCTTATCTTGATTGACCCAACGTTTGTCCGTTTTGAGTCAGGCTTAAACGCACCCGCCTTGTACTTCGAAATTTTTTGTTGGAGGAGTGTCAACCCATTCTTGACAATGTCATTTTCTGCTTTGCTTAGTTCCCTGGTAAGAGATGAGTCAATTTCTTTCCACCAAGTTGACTCTTTGATGATTTCTGTTCGCGGAGTAACACTTCCACTTGACCTAAGCGAACGACTTGAGCGCCTATTGGCGTAAGTTGTCTGAAATTGTCTTGCTTCATCAATCACGGCGCCAAGGTCTCGGATTCTGACTGGCCTTGCTCTCCCTGCGCTCCTTAGGTTGCCGCTTCGATATCCAGGCTCTTCGTCACCGTTGTCAACGTCATTTTCATCCGTATCGTAGGAACCCCCAGACATTCTCATTCGTTCAGATTCGCGTTGCAGTAAATCCTCATTTGCATCCAATTCGCTTTCGCGCTCTTCCATTTCCGAAATGTGTTCGCTAAGCCCACCCGAAATTGTTTTTAGTCCTTCGATTGTTTCCTGTTCCTTCTTGGTAAGAGAACTTACTTCTTCTACTTCTGTTTCTTCTTTCCCTGTTTCTTTGTTTTTCTTCTTAACAGTTCTTTGCGTCTTGGTTATTTTTGGGTCCTCTAAGTCTTTAATCAGAGATTCAATTTTTTCCATGCCATCTTTAATACTTGAAGAATCTGGAACGTCGGACTCATCGGCGATAATAATATCGAAATCATCAAGTGCTTCTTTGATGATGTCGGCGAACTTCTTGTCTATGTTCCCTGCTTCTGTTTGCCTGTCCACGAAAACTCTAACTTTTTCTAATTTGTCGGTGGCTCTTCTGGCGGCTTTTGCATGTTGGGCGCTGTCGGGTTTATCAGGGTCTGTCTCGAATTGACGAACGCCTCGTTTGGCCTTCGTCGCCTCGGCTGTGCTTTTCTCCTTTTCAAGTCTTTTCTTCGCTGCTGCTTCGCGCTTTTCCACACGGTCTTTTTCAATTTTTCTTTCGCGCTCTTCGTTTCTTTGCGCAGCCGTAGGTTGCGTTAATCTTTCCAAGCGGACGCGCCTTTTATCTTGAAGTTCTTCATCACGGGCCTCGGGGTCCTCAGCCATAGACTGGTCTATAGCCTCTCCCGTAATTTTTCTAATAAGTTTTGCCCATTCAAATGAATCGGGTCTTAGGCCAATAAGGGCTTCTTCGTTTGACCCTTCGTTACCCGCGCCGTCGGGAGCCGAGTTGAGCCATTTGAGTTTTTCTTCTCCGTTCATTTCGTACCAATTACTTGGGAGAAATTCCTTTTTAATGAAATCGTCAACGTTCATTACATTATTTCTTCTGGGGCCAAGTACTGGCAACTTCTCACCAGGCCTACCAACAATGTTCGTTCGCTTGCCTTGAGCAACTCCCTGTCTAGCGGAAGCATTGCCCACACCGCCCTTTGCTCTTTTGTCTATGTTGGTTCTTGTGTATTTTTTATCCGTAAGTACTTGTCTCAAAATATCGCTAGGCGACCTACCTCTTTTACCAGGCTCCGAACTTCCGTATTTTTCAAAACTTGGGAGAAGTTTTTCAAATTCCTGTTGAACGGAATTGAGTAATGAAGTTCCGTCGCCCTCGAATAACGCAGGCTGAATCATCTCTCCAACCTTCTTGGCGTTTTTAATAGAGTCACGAAGTTTGACGATTGGATTGTCATCCGTTAATTGATTCTCCCCAATAACCGAATCAAGCATTTTAAGGAGTTTTACTTTTTCAGCCCTCGTGAAATTGATATCTATTCGAGGCTTTTCATTTCCAGTAAGACCCAACGAAGAAGCGAACTTTGGTTTTTTGGGTGTTGAGGCAGGGCCATCGCCAGGAGTGACATTGCTGGGAGGGCCGCCCTCCGAACGCAAACCCCTCATTCTCGGAATCGCGCGTGACGGGTCTGGTTGCTCCATCCACGTTCCGTCAAAAATTAAACCGTCGCCGTCTATGTCTCGACGTTTTCTTGGGTCTGTTATTCCTGTTATTTCTGCCAGCGCGGTCCTGCCGCGCCTAACTTTTTTTCCCCCACCACCAATACCTCTTCCAATTCTCCCGAATAGTGCCTTGGTGGCATTTTCCACCGCGTCGTAGGCGTCTTCGCTAAGGGGTGAGGCAATGACGATTCCGTCTTCACTGACGTATGTTTCAATTCTGTGATAATCGAATAATGGGTCAAGCGCTTGTTTTACTTCAAATGCGTACTCTGGGGCGCACGACACAATTAATTCAGATTTTTCCATTTGATGCTGGCTAATCAAGTGTTGCAGTGAGCCGACAATGCCTGAAAGTTGTTCTACTAAATTCGGCTGTTCGGATAACTGTTCAGCAAGTGACTTCTCGTCGTCTAAATCAAAAAAGCCATTTGCCGCGGCGTCGGAACCATACTTGACGGGAACCGTCGGCATTGGCGTTGATGGCTTACCTTGCACTGCTGGGAAATTGGGAATTCTTTGTTGTCTGGGACCAGGATTATTGAGTGCCGAACCAGGACCAACAATCACCATCGGGGAACCCATCTTTTCGGGTTTCCCAAACATGTATTGTTCGCCATCGAAGTAGTAGCCGAGCCTGAACACCCCTTTGCCTGGCTTCATGAATACCACTGAACTCTCTGTCGCCTTCATGATTTTTACTGGCCCATTTGTTCGTGTCGCCAGTTCCCTCTCCAGAGCAGCAGACCTATCGCTGCTGGCTGGTTGTGCGATGCCTTGAGCGAAAGGGTCGATTGGGGCATCGGGTTCTTCGGCGACAACCGCCGACGGGCCACCCATCATGCTCATATGCATCTTTTCTGAATCGCTTTTTACAGAAATAGTTCCAGTCAATTGATTTGCGCCGTGGAGAACAGGGCTCAATTCATACAATTCGACTTCCCTCAAAACGTTTGCTTGACGAGAATTATCAAAAATGGCATCTAGGGTTTTGTACCCAATCGACCATTCTTGTTCTTCGCCAAAAAAGGCAACGTTGGTAAAGGCTTCTCTGCCTTTTTCCGAATTTAGATTAAACTGCACTTTTGCATAAAGACCACCAACACCAGCACTTTTCATCTTTGATGGCAAACGGGAGTCATTTGGCGCAACTTCGTATATTTCCAGAACTTTGCCAATTGGGTCATTCCAGTTGTGACCCCAAACCACTCTGGGCTTTCGACGGATAAGGCTCTTTGCGAATGCACCAGAAATAACAATGTCGCCCACAGAATCCTTATTGCCAATTCCAGCAACGAAACACTCAACAATCCCTTGCGCTTCGTCGATGTTAAACTGCCCAGAATTGGACTTAAAGTTTATGTTTTGCATCATTAAATCCTTTTGGCCATCAATAATAGTAAACGACCAAATGTTTGCCCATTGAAGGTATTTGGTTATTATGTCCAACCCTCAAAACAAAATACAGAAACTAGTTTGCGAACACCCAAGCGCGGCGCGCTTCGTTGCTGCAAATTTCTGCTACCGACTTGGCGAGAATGTTTGAAAAAATGGAAACACAATTCGCCCTAAACACGATGCTTCTCTCCTCTTCTGTTTTTACGCCAAGACTGGTCACGTACGCAGAAGTGAGAGAGTTATATGTGTTTTCGTTAATCTGTTTAAATCTTTGCATTTGGGCTTCAAGTTGAGCGACAACATCAGACTGGTCAAGGGTTTTCTCTAAATATTCCGAACTATCCGAGATAATGGTGGACAGAACTGGCTTTATGTCTTCGTCAAATTGTCTATTCCAAATTTCGGTATTGAAGATTGTGTCAATTGTTAGGGTGCCATTCTGTAATGATTTCTTTGCCTTTACCCCGTGGACTTTTTCCAAAGTGACACGCTGTTGCCGTTCGATTGTGCGCTCAAGGGCCCTATTTAATATCGCCGACCATCTTTGCAGGGAAACGCTGTCTTCTTTGGTTTCGATAAATCCAAATGCTTCTGCTGAAAGTTGCTGACCTGGTGGCAGTGCGCCACTTTCCATTCCAGCATCCATTGGAGGCGCTCCAGCCCCCATTTGAGGTGCTGCAGCGTCCATAGGAGGCGCTCCAGCGCCTTGTGGTAACTGGCCACCTGGCGGAACGCCCTCTCCCGCAAGGGCCCCTGCCATCGTGTTGGGGTCAAGCGGACTTGCATTGGGGTCGGCCATTCCAGGTTCGGCTCCTGGCGGTGGCATGCCAGGCATTCCCGCCTGCGGTTGCGCTTCCATTTTCTTTTCCGTGTTGGCGATTGGAGTCAAGTTTGGATTCATCAGCAGTGAGTCAGCCAAATCGCTTTCTACTTTTTTGCGACTGGTGGCTTCGCGATACTCGTTTGTACTGATGAGCCCCATTTGCACTTCGTCCATAAAATATCTTGAGCGTTCCTGTTTATACAAAATTAAGATAGGAACACTCTCCACGTCGAAGTCAACGTAATTAACTTCATCCAATTCGTCAAATGCTCGGGCCAGCAAATCCAAGTGGGGGAGCATTGTTTCATTCCAAAACACTCGGTGCTCTTCTGCTGCGTTGCTGAATGTTCTTCCTGAGGCGTTTCCAATAACAGATTCTGGAACTCCGAATGCGGCAAGGATTTCCTCTTTTTGAATTTGACGCATCTGTACATAAGAGGCATCTCTTGGGCTTGCAGAAGTATCAACGTAATCAACGCCTTCATCCGAAGAAATTACCGTTGTGCTGCCAGCCCTTCCAATATTCCCTCTGAACCTGTTGCGAAGTTCGTCCTTGTCGTCATCATCTATTTCCCCTTTAACAACAAGAATTCCGCCTGGTCTGCCGTCATTAATGAGGTAATTTCTATTATAAACTTTTGCTAAGTTTTCAATTTCGATTGCGACGCCAGCAGACTCCATCGGCGTTAAAGATAGATATGGGTCAAGAGGATGGGGACGACGAATCCAAAGAACATCTTCTGGCTTCATGATTATCCTGTTCCCCGTCGGGAGATTCACCTCATATCCAGAAACGAATTTCTTTGCGTCTGGAATTGGCGCTGTGAACTGAGGTGGAAGAAGATTAAGAGCAATCAATCTTCCGTCACGACCTTTGATTTTCTCAACAAAAGCGCCTCGGGAAGACATGAGCAATTGCGATGTCAGACGGTACCTAAAGATGAAGGAGTTTTCTCCCTCGTTGGCTTTGGTATTGAATAGTTCAATAAGGGGAGAGCGAAGTGCCCTTCTTCCAGTAACCACTTCTCCATTTCTTGCATTGTCTTTTCGAAGAATAATCGGAAGTCTTGCTTGATTACCTGCAATTGCATCAACGCATCTTTGAACCCATGTGATTTTTTGGAAACCCTCACGGTAAGCCCTTTCGATATCCCACATATCGTGGTACGGCTTGCCGACGCGACCTGGGTCGAGATTTATTGGGGCGCCGACTCCCAGCGCTTTCACTGCTGAATTGCTCAGCGATTTATTTGAAGATGAGTTCCAAGCCATTTGTTACTTACTCAGCGCCCAATAGATATCCAAAAACTCCACAAGTGACTCCCGCGACGATAAAACCGACAGGCGGTGCTATAAGAAAGCCTCCTACTGCAGTAAACAGTATAAATGACGCCATCAAGATATTCGCGAAGGTTCTTCTATTTCCTTTACTTCTAAAAAACGCTAACGCTTTTGTCATATCACTCCAAACTAGTGCATGGGATGGTCTACGATTGAATGATGACGAAAGACTGGTCAAAAATTCTTGAGTACCTTGAACCCAAAGCACCTTCTTTCTGTCCTGAACAACCGTCAATAAATCAAAGAGTTTTTTTAAGAACCTATTCGATTGAAGCACTATTCGGGGGCGCTGCAGGAGGGGGCAAGTCTTCGGCGTTATTGATGGCCGCTCTTCAGTATGTTGATATTCCTGGGTATTCGGCAATTTTGTTTAGAAGAACATTCGCTGACTTGTCCCTGCCTGGTGCGCTAATGGACAGATTCCGAACCTGGGTAAGAAATTACGACGACGTTCACTGGAACAATAATAGTTACGTAGCCACCTTTCCATCTGGAGCAAGAATCTCCTTCGGATATCTCAATAACACCAACGATTACCTGCGTTATAAGGGGAGCGAGTTTCAGTTCATCGGCATGGACGAAGTAACGGAAATTAGAGAAAATGACTATAGGTACCTGTTTTCACGACTTCGCCGTCCTGCGAGCGGGCCACTGTCGTCCGTCCCCCTTCGGATGAGGTGTGCTTCAAACCCAGCCCCGAACTGGGTGCGCCAAAGATTTATTGTTGAGGGTCACGAAAAGGGGAGGGTATTCGTTCCATCACGGCTTACTGACAACCCTGGCATTGATGCCGAGTCATATCGACAGGCCCTTTCCGCATTGGACCCTGTAGAGCGCAGGAGGCTGGAAGAGGGAGATTGGTGGTCGACGACGCTCGGGTCAATGTTTGACCGAACATCCGCAATTATCATAGATGACGGAGAGGTGCCCGTTGTCACATCATCTGCCAAAGTAGTCAGGTTTTGGGACTTGGCGGCCACCGAGCCCAACCAAGCGACACCAGACCCCGACTGGACGGTGGGGACTCTGATGCTTTTTGACCAAGGTATCGCATACGTACTGGATATTAAGAAAAAACGGGTCAAATCAGACAAGGTTGAACAATTAATTTATCAGACCGCCTACGAAGATGGAATTGGCGTACCAATCAGGATGGAGCAGGAACCAGGCTCTTCTGGCAAGGCCCTGGCGGACCAATACGCCAGATACGTTCTGCCAGGATTTGATTTTGGAGCAAGTAGGTCAACTGGAGACAAAATCACAAGAGCAAGGCCGTTTGCTGCCGCTTTGGCAAATGGGAACGTAAGGGTAGTAAGGGGCACATGGTTGAGTGACTGGCTGGATGAATTGTCTTCGTTTCCTGAGTCAACAAACCACGACGACCAAGTGGACTCGGCTGCTGGAGCGTTTAATTATTTAACTGGATTAGGGTTGCCCCAACGTCGAAAAGCCAGTATTGTTGTGTGAACTCACCGCAAACTACTAGGAGAAACAATGACGGTTATTATGGATATATCGGTTTTTGAAAAATGGCGTGCGGACCTTTACGAAGTTGACGCCCTGCTGGAAAAATATATTCAAACGGTTCCAGATGTTGCAGAAGCGGCAGAAATGCTGATTCAACTCAACATGGTCAAACGGGATATTGCAGTTATTTATGATTCGTTTGCGGGAAAAATCGGAACACTTATGGGCAACATTGGTGAAGTGGAAACGCAGTCTGGTGCCACCATTGAAAAGAAAAGCGCAGTCGAACGCAAAAAATGGATGCATCCCGAACTTGCGTCGGCAGTTGCTGAACGCCTTACGGACATGTCTGTTGACATGGACACTGGGGAACGGGTAATGACACCAGCCCAAATGGTGCAAAAACTTCTTGATTATGCGGCTGTTTCGTATTGGCGCGTGGGGAAGTTGGGGGAGTTGGGTATCAATCCCGACATTTACTGTGAGCAGGGCGAAACAAAAACCAGCATTATCGTACGATTGGGAAGTAAAAACAAATGAGCGATATTTACGCCCGCCTGTCGGAACCATTTCCACAAGAAATGGAAAAAACTCTAAATAAGGGTGGGGCCAACCTCACGTATATTCCAGTTAGCGAAGTCATTACTCGTCTAAACAAGGTTCTCGGTGTTGACAAATGGTCAATGACTGTTGTGAGTTGCCAGCGAGATGCGAGCGACCCAGATTTTGTGGTTGCCCATGTGCGCATTGAGTATTTCATCAATGAGTTTCTCTCAATCACGCGAGACGGTATCGGCGGTCAAAAAATTAAGCGGACTAAGGCTGGTGGGATTCTTGACTTGGGCGATGAGTTTAAGGGCGCTATTTCCGATGCGCTAAAGAAGGCTGCACAAACATTTGGTGTTGGGCTATATCTTGCCCGCAGTGAGGAGGCAATGGAGATTGAGCAGGCCATAGATGCATCAAATGCTCCGCTTTCCGACCACGAGCAAAAATGGGAAAACTTCAAGGGCATATCCAAGGCCCTTTCCAAGTCCCAACGTGAATTACTTTCCAATGCATGGATTGCCCAATATGGCGACAAACCCAAGCCACAATCGGCCTCTGACGTTGATGCACCAACACTTGAATTCTTGACTTCACAGGCAGTCGCTGCCCAGTTTGGGACTGCAAATGTCACAACATCAGAATAAGGCACTTGAAGCGCCACCTCACTTATCTCCAAGTTCGCTTTCCACATTTGAGCAGTGCCCCCTCAAATTCAAATACAACAAAATAGACAAGATTCCAGATAAGTCTGGAATTGAGGCCGTGATGGGCAACTTTGTTCATGATGTGTTGGAAAATTTATACAAACTCGAACCAACCGACAGAACAAAAGCAGCCGCACGAGAACTAGCGCGCGATGTTTTCTACAGTCAATATTCAGATGTCGTGAATTCGCTCCTGCATCGAGAGGAAGCAGTAAAAAAATTTAGATGGCAGGCGTGGTTTTGCATAGATAATTTGTGGAAAGTCGAGGACCCCAGCAGTATCCATCCAATTGGCCTGGAAAGCGAACTCAACCACAGTCTTGGCGGTGTTGTTCTGAAGGGTTTTATTGACAGATATACCAAAGGAGACGACGAACATGGCCTCGTAATCTCTGACTACAAAACTGGGAAAACACCACGCAAGGAATGGCTGCACGACAAATTTGAACAATTGCGTATTTACGCAGCGATTATGCAAGAAGTGCAAATCTTTCCAGTGACCACTCTTGAGTTAATTTACTTAAAAGATGGCGTCAAGTTCTCAGAGGAAGTTACTCCAGAATTGCTTCGGCTAACAGTAGACAGAATATCGAATATAAAATCTTTGGTTGACGATAGGTGTGCAACTGGCATATTTGAGGCGAAGAAATCAAAACTATGCGACTGGTGCTCCTATAAAAACATTTGCCCAGTCTGGAATAAAAAATAATGGACTACATCTCCGATGATGAATTTGCGCGCCTCGTTTCGGAGGATGTAAAAAACAAAGTTTCAAGCCGTCAACGCCAAGTTCTTTTGCGAGAAGAAAATTGGAATAAGTGGAAGCGAGCCCTACTTATTTTGACCGACAACCTTCAGTCTCAAATTGACGATTTGTCTGACGACCAACGAAGTGATGGTGAGCGGTTTCTTTCGATGGGCGAAGATGGAGCGGTCTTATTGCGCGAATCGGAATTGTCCTACCGCACACGGAAAACAAAAATTGAACGATTCAGGTTCCACGTCAATAGACGTCTCGACGATGTGGTGAAAATGATTGAACTTGGGGAGTCCAATCACATCAACAAAGACACAATAAACTCTGGTGGTGACGTCAATTTTTACAGAAAAGCAATCGCCATGCATAGAAAATTGCTTGACGATTACGACCTGGAAGCGACCCAAATTGACAGGGCTCTTTGGAAGTCCCTGGACAATGAATGGGCATTTGACGAAATAGATGAAAGTAATCTCTGATGCGATACAGAAGCGAGAAAAAAGAAAAAGAATACGAATTGCGCCGCCCGCTTGTTGCCAAACTTCTAGAAACATATCCCTATTGTCAGGCTTGCGGTGTGTTTGCTAAGCATGATGGCAAAGTCACCTATCAGCAAAATCCTTCACAGGATATTCACGAATTGGTTAGGCGCTCACAGGGCGGCTCGATACTTGAAGAAGACAATCTATTAGCGGTTTGCCGTAAATGTCATGACAGAATCGGGAGGTATCCGCAATTGGCTTTTGACCTTAACTTGTCTCGTCATCACTGGGACGATTCCCCAAAGGACTAGTATTTCAAATCATGAGCAACATCGAGGCGATGCGACCTCCAAGGGTCATGGGGCTCGACCTTTCACTCACGTCAACTGGTGTAAGTGTTAACGGTGAAACATTTTCGATAAAGCCAAAAACAAAAGGGACCGAACGGTTGGTTGATATATCGGGTCAAATTGTGCATTGGGTTGAAAACACAAGGCCGATAGCCGCAATTATCGAGGGTTACTCGTTTGGGTCAAAGTTTTCTCGGGCCCACTCCCTTGGTGAGTTGGGTGGAGTTGTCAAGGTGGCCCTTTATGGATATGGGCTGAATGTTGTTGAGGTTCCACCAAAATGTAGGGCCAAGTTTGCTACTGGCAACGGGAATTCAAATAAACTTGATGTTCTCATGTCCCTAAAAAATCAATTCCCCGCACAATTTTTTGAGGACCGTGGGAACGACGAATGTGATGCTTGGGTTCTTGAACAAATGGCTTACGCAAAGTTGGGAGAATCCGACCACGAATGGTCCAAGGTCCAACTGTCCGCCTTGGACAAGATAGATTGGACACCACTGCACGAAGCAATTGAAGCAAACACAACCTGGGCACCATCAAAATAGGCATTTAGGAGAACAATCATGACGAGGTCTGCCCCAATAAGTCAAGTTGAAATAGAACAAGAACTATTACGGTTTATGGACATGCTGGAAACAGAAACAGAAGCCTTTGAAAAATTGGCTGTTGATTCTGCAAAAAAGGAATCTCTCTTTAAGGCCAATTGGGCAAAAGAATATCTGTCAGCGAAAGGGTCAATCAAGGAGCGTGAGGCTTGGGCCGACTACAAGATGGATGACCCACACACTGATTACAAAATTGCGGAGGCCTTGGTGAAATCGAAGAGGGAAAAATTACTGTCCCTGAGGACATCAATGGATTCGCTTAGGACCCTTAATGCAAATGTTCGGGTTCAGGTATGAACAAAATACATCCCTCCCTTCAGTCAATGGCGTTTCCAATTGAAAAACTTGCTCACCTCGACAATAATCCCAGAAAGGGAAACGTCGATGCAATTTCGGCATCCTATGATGAATTCGGTCAAATAAAGCCAATTGTTGTTAGGGATAACGAGGACGGAACCGCAACGATAATTGCTGGGAACCACCAAGTTATGGCTGCCAAAAAATTAGGCTGGGACAAAATTGCTGTTGTCTTTATTGACGGCGACGACAAACATGCAATTGCCTATGCGTTGGCAGATAACAGAACAATGGAACTTGGTTATACCGACGACGAAATGCTCCAAAAACTACTTGCCGAAGTATCCATTGAATACAGTGATTTGTGGACAGGGCTTGGATGGGACGAATTTGAAATGGCCGCAATGGATGAACGAGCGTCAACAAGAGAAAACAATGACATGTCTTTGTCGTCTTATGTTCCGCCAGTAATTATTGAGCAAACCGATAATTCTGTAACTGATTTTGGGCAACATCTTTCTTCACTGGTAAGAACAGATGAAGACGGCGAAAACAAAATGATTGCCTCGACCGACATGGACCAAAAAAACGTTGTTCTTCAAGGTTCTGGGGTCGCGATTCCTGGTTCTGCTCCTCAGGCAATCGTTTCTGTTCAGGTTGTATTTGATTCTCCAGAACAACAAAGAAGATGGTACGACTTCATCAAGTGGCTGAGGAACGACCCAGCGATTGAGGGAAATACGACATCCGAACGTCTTGTATATTTCATTGACTCACACACCAGCGCATGACAAGGCAAAGACTATTTCTTGATATAAATTGCGTAGAGGCAGCCCGTCAACGCATGCGCCACGTATATGACACCTTCGATACGGTATGCATCCAATTCTCGGGAGGAAAAGACTCAACGGCAATTTTGCTTTTGGCAAAAGAGGTCCACGAGGAACGTGGTCTCGGTCCAGTAAAAGTTATTTTTCGAGATGAAGAAATGGTCAGCCCTGCCGTAATCGAATATGTGGAGTACATACGGAGCAAGCCATGGGTCGACATGGAGTGGTATTGCTTGGCTCACGGTTCGGAAATTTGGGTATTGGGACACAGGCAATCAGTGATTCTGTGGAGCGAAAAGCGTCGGAAGGAAGGTCGCCTGGTCAGAGAAATGCCACCTTTTGCAATATCGGCCAAAAGTTTTGGAATCAGTGGCCACTCGTATTTGCCAGAACATCCCGACTACTACACAATGCAGGGCAAGAAAGGTAATGTTGCTTTCGTAACAGGGGTAAGAGCCAACGAATCGATGGTCAGATATCGCTCCCTTGTTCAGAAGTTACACGAGAACTACATTGTCACTCCATACAAAATGAAACGCAAAATGCCGCTCAAGTTTGCAAAGGTCATCTACGACTGGCAGGCGGCAGACGTTTTCAAATTTATTGTCGAAGAACACAATGAGCGCTATTGTGAGTATTACGACAGAGCCTCGGTTACTGGAAGCAACTCAAGAGTTGGGATTCCATTGCACGCAGTGGCAATCAGGAGACTTGGCGACGTTGTTGCCACCGAGCCAGAATTTTACGACAAATTAGTAGAGGTGTTCCCATACATAGATGCTCAATATAAGTATTGGCCATCCTTTGATACAGAAAAACTAGTATCAAAATATTCCAAAATGGGTTGGGGCGGCGTCCACGAGTTCATAGATGAATATATGATTGGCGAAACAAATCAACAACGAGCCATGTCCTTCGCAGCCGAATTTCGCCGCAAGCACATGGCTGACCCCAAATCATACACAATTTACTCATTGGTAAATTCGCTTTTCATGCATTCGATAGCCAGTTCTATGGCCGCAACCCCAATTGGTCCAAAAACCAGAGTTCACTCAATGAGGGAAATTGATTCTACAGAAATCACGAAAGAGGGATTATGAGAATTTTAAAAATAGAATACTTTTCAGTTGATTCGCTCAAGAAGGGCGACTGGCACTCCAACCACGTCCTAAGACCAGACCTGCTGACACTGTCGGCATCAATGCAAAAATATGGATTCATCTTCCCTATTTTGGTGCGCGCTGAGGACAACGCGATTATTGACGGGTATCACAGATGGATGTTGGCAAAAGATAACCCCAAGATGGCTGCCCGAGTCGGAACTCAAATTCCTTGCATAGTCCACAATGTCGACACACTTGAAGCGGCGCTGATGCATCTTCAGTTAAATAGAGGCCGTGGAAGTCTGGTCGCCCATAAGGTTGCGGCCGTGGTCAGGGATTTGATTTTCAGTAACAAATACTCAGAAGAAGACCTCGATTTGCTTCTGTCAATGAAATACGATGAATTAAGTCTGTTGCTTGACGGCACGATGATTAAAAAATTGAACACATCCGAGCATAAGTACTCCAGAGCCTGGGTTCCAATTGAGGCTCCCGCGGGAACTGTAGAAAACTTTAAAACGGAACGTCCTCCAAATCCAGACAGATGACACCCACAGGGCCGTGGTAATGGTAAAATCTGTAGTGGACGCTTTCATCAAGTGTTGTCAACATTCGGCGATGAGGAGTAAATAATGATTTCACCTATTTCCATCGGCAAGTCTCTGCTTAGCCCAATGCCATTTGGGGTTAAGAATTTTACTCCGATTATTTATCTATTGGACCCTGTCAAACAAAAAGGTGACGAAGACGAAGGTCGGGCGGGAAGAGCCAGACGTCGTCTCTCCAGGATTACCGAAAGAGCCACAGAAGTGGCAAGAGGACTTCTCGGACGACTTCGCCCCCGCAGAGGCTAAATTGCTTCTACCCCTGTAAGGGAGGTTGACTAAATGCTTGTATCTTTGGCTAATTTGACAACCTACATGGATATTTCTCTATCCTTACGGCAACAAGATGCGGCAGAAATGATTTTGCAGGGTTTGCAAAGCGAACTCGAGACTCACCTTCGTCGACCCATTGAAGTAACTGAGTTTGTTGAAGAAACTCATATCCTTGAGGCAAATCATGTCAACATACCGATGGGTTCATATTTCTATAATCAAGGGTTGGGCTTGGGAGATTCAGACCCAAACGGGATAATCACATACGCCTCCCCACCAAGCACTATCTATTTACGTAATACACCGATTGCGTCTGTTTCAAAAGTAGAGATGGATGGGCCAACGATAAATAATAAAATTCTTGGCGAGGGTGTCAAGAGAACTGCGGCAATAACTGCTGCGACCGTAAGTTCTGGTACAGCAACATACACCGCAGCAAATCATGGTTTTACCCTTGGCCAAACAGTAACAATTATTGGCGTAACGCCGACGACGTTTAATTTATACGCAAAAACAATTACTGCGGTTTCACAAAATACATTTGCCATTAACAATTCTGGCGTTAGCGGCAATTATGTATCTGGTGGTTCTGCGGAAGCCAATGGCGGCGACTATACGGTCAGAAGATACGGCATTGATATTTATGCAGGATTTGCAAACGACATCATCAGAATCACCTATAGGGGTGGACTCGATGGAGACAATATAAAGATGTTCAAACTGATGATTTTGAGAGCAGCAACACGAGAGATGCAAAATATGCACGATGACGTAGTGGGCGTAAAAGACTTGAACCCCCGAAATGTTGCCGTTGCGGAAACTGGTTTCCTAGAGTCAGAGTTGATGGCGATGAAGAAATATTCGCGAAGGCGAATTTCATAATGGCGAAACCTACGGAATTAAATGTAAGAATGAAGATAGATGTCGACACCAAGGATGCCAGTGATTATTTAAAAGCAGTCACAAAACGAATGAAGAACCTAAGGCCAGTTTGGCCCAAAGTGCAACAGCAACTTAAGGTTTACATGATTTCTAACTTCACTTCACAGGGTCTTCCTGTTGGCGGATGGAAGCCTCTTGACGCGGAATATGCTTCGTTGAAAATGCAAAAGTTCCCTGGGGCACCGATGCTCGTCCGACAAGGTGGGCTTTTTTCTCAAGTCCTCAAGGGACCTGCAATGCAAGGTGGCCGCAGTAATGCGGAGTTTTCGTTTGATGGAAAAGTCGCTGCGTTCCATCAATATGGTACAACCAAGATGGCAGCGAGACCAATACTTTTTGCTTCAGAAGAATTTATTGAAGACGCAGGCGAAACAATAATCGAATACATTCACGAGGGCAGAATTTAGATTTATGTCCAATTACCTCATGCATGGGCCTCATTTTGCAAAAGACTATGTTTCTTCTTATTTGCAGAATGACATACCGAAAAGAATCATTAGATACAGGAATGGCTGGAACCTCTCAAGCACTCAGTTGCCAACGCCCGAGAAGTTTTTTGCTTTTGAACCTCTTGCGCTAGATGTTTGGCCCACCATTATCACCGTGGCAATTTCAACAACGAAATTTGAAAGGTTGGGATTTGACGGCCCAGACCCCCTGTATCGAGTCAACTACAACATGAGAACTTATGTTTGGTGTAGAGCAATAGGGCCAGAAGAGGCCACTCTTGCACGAGACAGACTTACATCCGTGGTTCGCTCCGCATTGTTGGACTACCCGTGCCTGCAGGCAGTGGACCCCCGTCAATCATTCCGTGTAATGATTGACGAAAATACGATACGTGAAGAATTTTCAGAAATAACCCTGCTTAAAGGCGACAGGGTTTTGTGCGGAGGATACGTCGGATATGACTTGGGCATAGACGAAATAGTAAAGCGTCAAGATATTGGAGAAATTTCAGAAATAGAATTGGCCGTTTCCCAGCAGGGCCCAACTGACTCAAACCTCGACAATAGTGACTGGACTGACGTTCATACTATTCAGTAATTATTTATGAAGTACAATCTATGTTGCGCAACAAGGAGTTTATGTGACGCATTTATTCAAAAAATTGACCGACGGCAACTTTGACGTTGAGGGCCCTGCCCTTGTCGTCAAAAACGTCACCCAAGGCCCATTTGAAGTAGACGAAGACGGTAGAACGCTTCACAGCATGGGTATTGCAGCAATCGACGACCAGTGTCCCATTTGCAAATCTGGGATTGAAACAGGGAAACTCGTCGTTCTTAAAACAATTAAAGTTTCCAAAAATAAGAACAAGAGCGTTTTGGAGTCTTCCGAGGAAACAGCATCAACAGTTGCGCCCGCGGAAGACAATGATTCTGTACAATTGGGAATCAAATTAACACGCGAAGTTCTCAAGTAGTGAGGAAGGTGTCATGCCAGGCGTAACAATTCAAACAGCGGTAAGAGTCGGCCCAAATGCAGCAACGTCGATTGAGACGTCGCAAATGTTCGTGGTCGGAAAAACCGCACGCGGACCAGCAACCCAAGCCAAATTGGTAACCAGTCTCGCAGAATTCGAAGCAATTTATGGTGGTTTCGCGTCGTACTCGATGACGCACCCAACTGTTCAGACATTTTTTGAAGAGGGCGGCACACGCGCATACATCTCCAGAGTTGTTGGAGCCTCAGCGTCGACTGGTGCCAGCACCCTATCTGCTGGTGGCGTAGGTGGTGCAAACCTTATCACAATCACGGCCAATGGCCCTGGGGCTTGGAGTACTGCAATCACTGTCCAGGTAGTCAATCCAGGAACCGCAGGCTCTGATTTCATTGTCAAAATTTTTGACGGCGGAACCCTTGTCATGTCAACAGGCAACTGCACGACGGTTGCACAGGCAGTGGGACGAATTAATTCCAATTCTGCCGCTTCAAAAATTGTCATTGCAGCCGATTTGGGCGGCGCTGGCTTGCCAGAAAACATGGCCGCGACAGCACTTTCTGCTGGTGACGACAATGAGGAAACTGTTGTTGTCGGCACCTATGTGACTGGTCTTGGTATGTTCCTGGAATCATTTGGAAGCGGCGTTGTCGTCTGCCCAGAATCAAGCCATACAACTGTGCAAACAGCACTTGCCAACCACGCCAACAACTACAGCAGAATTGCTTTTTTGAATGGTGCCTTTGATGACACCATCGCAGAAGCAAAAACTGCTGGCAATGCTCTTTCCGCCTCTGGCATTCAAACAGAACATGTTGCCTACTTTTACCCTTGGGTATACATCCCAACATCCACACCAGGAATCAATCGACTCGTACCACCAGTAGGTTACGCTGCTGCAAAAAGAGCAGTTGCCCATACTCAGGTTGGTGCACACAAACCAGGCGCAGGTTTGATTTCTGTTGCTCAATTTGTCAACGGTGTGGCACTGGACATCGATAAGGCAAGCGGTGACGAACTCGACACGGCATATGTCAATGCGATTCGCGTCATCAACAATACGGTTCGAGTATACGGAGCGCGTTCAGTTTCTTCGGATTCAACAAACTTCAGATACATTACCGCTCAAGACGTCGTCAACCAAGTGGTAGTTGAAGCAAATCGTTCGCTCGAGGACCTCATCTTCAGTGTGGTCGATGGAAGAAACACCATTTTTGCAGCAGTTGAATCAAAACTGTTTTCAATTCTTGAGCCACTGCGTTCGAGCGGAGCACTCTTCGAAGCGTTTGACACAAACGGCAAGCGAGTCGATTTTGGTTACACGGTTAAGTGTGATGCATCGCTCAATCCGACTTCACAACTGGCCGACGGTCTCATTAAAGCCAGAGTCGGTGTCCGAGTCTCAAGTGTCGGCGACAAAATTGAAGTCGACATTGTTAAGTCAAACCTGACCAAAGCGGTCGTCTAGTAAGCAAAGGATGAATTAGTCATGGCAAAAGTTAGTCAGCGTCAAGTACTTGCGAAGGTGGCACCTCACGCCGCACAACCAAGCATTGTCAATCTTCCGAAGTTCGAGACGTTTTTGTTTGCACAGGTCTCTGGTGGAGAAATTACTGCTTCAGTAGAAAAAATCTACGAAGGCGGCAGGTCTTCCCCAACCGTATTGTGCGCGCCGTTCGACATTGGCGACATCACCCTGACGGCTCACTATGACGACGACAGAATTGAGTCCGACAGCGCCACGGGCCTGGCAGCGAAAGTTGCGAAACTACGTGAGTTTGTGGGCAAGGCCTACTACGACATCACGATTCAGACCTTTGATTGCGACTTGGCAAAGCCTGGCATGGACCGCCTGTACTCCAAGGCCCTTCTTGTCGGTCTTACGGAGCCAGACGGCGATTCGTCTTCGGGTGCACCATCAACCTTCGCCCTCACCTTCTCTGTGTCGACAGTGGCCAGTAAACCGTAAATTACTAAAACAATTTACAACTGGGCAAACAAGAGTATGTGCTAGGTTGTGTTCATGAGCAACAACGAACTATACACATCAGAAGAACCAGCAAAAAAGTCTGCAAAAACGGAAAAAAGCGGCGGGAAAGAACTTACCGTTCTTGACCAATTGACGCTTGCAATCCGAAAAAAGGTTGAACGTTCAACAGTTCACATGACTGTCCCAGAACGACCGAATGTCAAATTGATTATTAGTCCCAATATTTCTCAAAATCAAATCCGCTCGTGGAGAAAATCCGCTGGCGAGGATACTAAGTCTGGGATGGACGCACTGAGATTTGCCTGCATGGTTGTTGGTTCAACAACTCGTGGAATGCTATTCAATGATGAAGAAGTCCGCGACCAAGACGGTAACGAATTGACTTTTGCTTCAGATTTGATTATGGAAATGACAGAAACAACACGGCCGCAGCCAGATTGCGTAAGAGCATTCTTTGGTGTTGACCCACATGTCGAGTCAGCCGCAGTAGCCATTCTTGAAGCAGCGGGTTATTCAGATACGGTAGACACCGAGGACCCCTCGAAAGAGTCTTCGACGAACTAATCGAAGACTCGTTAATAGTCAATTCAGCGAGGCTTGGCGAATTGTGGGGTCAAAATCCCCTTGACCTATTGCGCTCCACAGATATTGAATGGTTGATATTGATGGCGTGTGCTAAAGTAGTAGAGCAAGACCGCGAGCGAGAACGGCGCGAACTAGACAAAAAACGTTAGCACTCCCCTCAGCACGAGTCATTAAAGAAAAATCTTTAATATCGGCTAAGGAAAATCATGCCAGACGCAATACGGAACATAGTCCTTAACGTAAGGACTACCAACGACGAGGGCCCCACACGTTCGACCGAACGCGTCGATGAACTTGGTGACCACGCAGCAAAAACTTCGGTACGACTTAGGTCGATGGGCAGTGCGGCCAAGTCGGCTGGAAATAAATTACTGAGACTTGCGGTATCTGCAACCGCTGCACGCGCAGCGCTTAAAAACGCTGGGGATTCGTCTGAATACCTTGAACGAAAATTGTTTAAGGTTCACAAGTCAATGATGAAGTTAGGAGGGATGCTTCAAAAATTAGTGACAGGCGGCCTAAAACTCGCAACAATGGGACTAGGGGCGATGAGCATTGCTCTCGTCGGTATACATGTTCTTTTTATAGCAGGCAAATTTCTGGTCAAAGCGTACAATCTCGCTCTACAGGGGCTTGCTGCTGGCGCTGCGGCAGCAACGGTCGCCATTGGGTTGGTGGCTGCCGCCATGAGGGAGCAACAAGCAGCACAATACGCATACGCAGGAAAAAGCAACTCCGAATTTGGAAGTGGACTTAGGCAAGCACAAGTTCATATGCGCGGGCTTCAGGCCGACACAGAGTTGGCTGGTGCTGGAGCGGAAGCACTAAATAAGGCATACGGAGAAATAGCAAAATCCAAAAACGGATATGACAACAGAAGCAAAGGATTGTTAAAAGGACTTGGAGATTTTGCATCTGCTGGTCAACCATTGGCTGATGGTTTAGGAAAAGCAGCCGCTGTAGTCATTGCCCTTCAGGATAAGAAAAAGGGGTTTGGTGCAGTCACCGAAGCCGCAAAAGAACTTGGACCTGCGATGGTCAAGGCCATGGAAGAAGCAAAAAAGAAGGGAATAGACACAAAAGAAGAATTTATTGAAGCAATGAATAATGGCCAACTATCCATGCTTGGCGGAGTTACGGGTCAACTAGACGCAGTCAACGGAACGCTTATCGGTCAATTCAAAAAGTATTTTAATCTACTCAAAGTACGATTTGCAGATTTTGGTCAGCAATTTTTGCCTCAAGCAAAAGTTGCACTTGAAAAAATATTTAACATTGTAAACAAAACCCTATCCGCAACCAGCGGAGCAATGTCGGCTCCAACTAAATATATTGACATTCTTGTTACCGCAGTTCAAAAAGTTTCTGATTTTTACATAAAACTTATTAACGAATATCTTCCAAAATCTCAGGGGATGTTCGACAGATTGGGCGCGTGGTGGGACAAATTCAAAAGTGGCTGGAGACAGGTTACCGAAGCCCTGAGACCGCTGATTGACGGAGCCAAAGTTATTGAAAGTTCATTTGGAAAAGCATGGCGACCGATTTGGAGTGAAATAAGTAAAAGTTCTGGGGAATTCAGCAGGAACATCCAAAGAAACGCTCCAGCATTTCAAGAATTCGGACAGACGGTAGGCAACGCAACCGCACAACTACTTAGATTACTCACTATGTTCCAAAGAGTAATTACGAATAATCTTCCGTTTATCAGCAAAGTTGTCCGAGCCTTAGGCAACATGGTTGAACAATTCATGTCCATGTTTGGATTTTTGTCGAGGATATTCGGTGATAAAGGTGCCGTAATGGCGCTCTTGGGGATGTCTCGCGCTTTGAAGACAACTCGTGGAACACTAATCGAAAAACAAGTAAATACGCAGAATATGCAAGTAAAAGCAGGAAGCGTAAGCATCATGGGGGGAATAAAAGGCGCTATGGATGGCGCCAAAGTGGGGGTTAAAGTCGGGGGACCCAAAGGAGCAGTAGTCGGTGGGGTGGGAGGAGCATTGGCTGGTAGTGGGCTGTTGGGTCAAAGAGCGAAAGACGCTTTCCAAAAAACTGTTGGTCGCGTAGCGGGCGTGATGAGCATCAAGTCAATAATGGGGAAAGTAGGCCTGGGTGCTACTGCTGCTTCTACGGCGGGAGGCGCCGCATCGAGTGCATCGGGCGCAACAAGTGCAGTAACAAGTTTGCTGAGGTCTACTGGGAAAGCAGCGCCAGCAGTTCAATCAGTCGCAACGTCATCGACCAGAGCCGCTAGTGGCCTTTCATCTTTTACCAATGCGCTCAGACAATCAACTACCAGACTCACTAGAGGCCTAAGACTCGGTGGTGGTGGTGGTGGTGGTGGTGGTCCCATAGGCCCCTTGATGCCAGGACCAGTACCCCCCACTGGTCCGTTTTCGCCACTGCCCCTTACTCCTCCCGTCGTGCCAAGGTCACCCATTA